AGCCCAGCCCATTCCCAAATACGCCAAAGGAACAAAAGACCATCCCGGCGGTTTGGCAATAGTAGGTGATGGCGGCAAGAAAGAGGGTATCGTAACTAATAACGGGCTTTTTATCACTCCTGATAAGCCGACATTGGTAGACCTTCCGGCGCATGCGCAGGTAATCCCTGATTTGTCATATATCTATGACCGTAGAGGACTTACATCGGATTATGGTTTATTGGAACAAAAGCTAAAGAATATGAGAGAAGAGGGGATTGTTGTTAATGTAAACAACGATTACAGCCGACTTGAAAGAAAGATGGAAAGTAATACCAAACAATTGCAGAACATTGGTCGGATTATGAAGAAAGCCAACCATATCGCGGATTATAATTGGATTTCAAGCAGAGTATAAGATATGATATATAATGACTTAAACAAAATATGCCTTTCCCGCTTTATAGACATATTCCTGGGGGATATTGATAAGGTTGTTCAAGGCGGAAGATATAGTATCAGGGAAAAGGCTTTGGCGGCCGAGAAGCTATGCAATGAATACTTATCAATAATAGGGGGAAAGTCTGTTTCCGCTCAAATAAACCGGAAAAATGAAGTGCTGAAAATTCAAATCCGATTAAATTGTCTTGCCATATGTCAGGAACTCATTTCTTCCGGAAACTGGAGTGATGCTGTAGAAGTCATGTCTGCTTTGGGTTATAAATTCAGAGAGGACGAACATGATAAGATAAAGAACCGGATAAGCAGCGTTTCCGCTTCTGACAACTACCGCCTTGCAAAATTGCAGGAAACATCTCCTGATATAGGGAAAATAAAAATGGATAGGGAATATTTTACCAAAGAACGCGTTTCTTTAATGTCTCATGTAAAAATGCACATTGATGAAAACACGTTCTCCGCCAAAGAATATGCCTATATGGTCAAACGTATGTGTGATGACATAGATGCTATGATACGTTCAACTTCAAAAAAGAAATAGATATGTATTACAGATGTGAACTGTTGATAGGCGGAATGACATATGACGCCACAAATGAGCTTGTTAATTGGGACGATGTAGAGATGTCTTTCAAGAGAGGGGATTATGACGGAGTTGTTCGTAGTTTTTCCACAAAATTTGAGTTTGCCAACGGTGCTTATTCGCTATTGCTGAAAGAATATTTGTCGAATTACCTGAACTCATCCGCAACACTCGTGTTTTATACCCGGAATAACTCATGGCTGTTAAATGAAAAGTTCAGATGCGCTTTGGACTACTCCACATTTTCCTACAATGATACGACGTGCGAAATAAATGCCGTCGACAACAGTATCGCAAGCTTGATTAAGGCAAAGAAAGGCACGCAGTATGAATACCCGGTAAAAGAAATAAAGGAGTCCCAGCCTTTGGATTATGACAGATTGTTGATGAACAGTGATATAAAATGGTCTATACCAAGTGACGCGGAAGAGCCTAATGTTTCCCATGTAATGACTGCTTATCCTAATGCTTATTATACTATTCCTTTTTATATGTTAGGACAACCGGAAATTGCGACAAAGGACATTGTAGAGGTTTTTGATACAGCTGAAAACCGATTTGAAAGTACGGAAAGTCTATTCGGAGAATATCTGTTCAAAAATATATCTGACAGGGATTTGACCATACGGATAAAAGTAAAATTCAGTGTATTCATTACGTATCAGAGACCAGGCGTATCCTTCCCGATATATATACGGCTTTCCTCTTATAATGAAAATAGTAAAGAGCTTAAAATATATTATCAATCCGCTACAATTCAAACATTTAATACATACACTGTCGATATTGATGAGAATTTGACAATATCTCCAGGTGAGATGATTAATTTCAATATAGCACTTGCAAAATCTGACCCTATATATCAAAAATTTCCCGTTAATTTTAAATTCAACAGTCTTGACACACCGTTAAATATAAGTTTTTCCGAGCGTGGAAAATCTGTAAAAATAGATTGTATCAGTCCTAAAGTATTGCTTAACCGTTTACTGAGGTCTATAACTGATAAGAACAATGTAACGGGTGAAATCGCCACCGGAGTAGATGAGCGTTTAGACATGGCGATGATAGTTCCGGCAGAAAGCATACGAGGACTTCCCAATGCCAAAATATATACATCTTATACCAAATTCGCCAATTGGATGAGCGCGGAATTTGGGTTTGTCCCTGTAATCGGTGACGAGAAGGTGATATTTGTTCATCGTGATACTTTATTCCAAGATACAGAAATAAAGGACTTGCAGGACAGCACTTCCGATTTGGAATACAATGTGAATGCCGGACTGGTTTATTCGGGGGTAAAAGTCGGGTATGACAAACAGGATTACGACAGTGTAAATGGTCGCGATGAATTCCGCTTTACCAATGAATACACCACCGGCATTACATTGACAGATAACGTATTGGAATTAGTTAGCCCATATAGAGCCGATGCTTATGGTATGGAATTTCTTGCGGAAAAAAGAGGTGAAGATACGACTGACAGCGACAGTGATAATGATATATTCTTTGTTGGAGCATCACTTGACGGAGAAAAATACAAGCTTGTAAGGGATGGATATACAATATCCGGTGTCATATCTCCTTCTACTATGTTCAATGCCATGTATTCCCAAAGGTTTATGATTGAAGCAAACGCAAGGTATATAGGTGCTTTTGCCAACGCGTTGGAGTTTACATCATCTGACGGTAACAGTGATGTGACAATCAATGGAGTTAGCGAAAGGTCGAGCATTGTATTGGAAAACAAACTGTTCACAGTAGGAGAACTTTCCGTCAAGACCGGAGATTTGGAAATACCGTCAGACTTGACGGGTTACATTCGGGTGGAAAAGAACGGGCGTATCTATAAAGGCTACGTAAAAAGTGCAAGCTATAATTATGGACGACCGGAAGCGGTAAAATATTCTTTGATAGTCAAGAGTGTGGATTAATAGATGAGGAGATTTCATATAAGTCTATCAGGCACTCGTTATTTTACAATGTATTATTTGGAATTGGTCTAAATAGTATGTATATTTGCGCATGATGTGTGAAGTTACACATCACTATAAAAGGACGAAAAGACATGGTAAAAGTTGGTGATGTTTGCCCTCTTTTTTTCTCACCTGTAAAAGATAAGTTTGGGCTTGATATGGACTATATTCAGAAGTTCCACGCTTCTGATAAAATCCATATACAGGTATTCACTAATGCTTCTGAGGAAGTTTCAGCGAGCCTGAACAATCTTGCCGCAGGAAATTCTACACCAATATCACTTTCCACATATAATCATAATGACAATGTAGTGATGTATTACGCCATTCTTCGAGACTTGGAGGATGCCGTATATACGGTTACAATCAACGAAGATACATCAGAACCTTTTATCGTATGCTCCTCTGATGACTTGTTAGAGGAAACTGTGCTTATCCGTTATTCCCATAAAAGCAATAACTCCGCTTTTGATAACATATTTTGGGTAGATGATATTCAGCAAGTATTTAATTTTCGTGTGGAAGCAGGATTTAAACCTGGAGGATATTCCCCTCGAATAGATAATGAGCAATATCGCAACCAAATGCAAGAGATAGAAGAATTATACGCAGTACCTTATGATGTATATAATCTTACAATAGGAAATTCAAACGGTGTCCCTTATTGGTTTGCAAAACACATAAACCGTATTTTATGCCTTTCTATGGTGGAAATTGACGGGACAAGATATGTCCGTTCGGAAAGTTCTGTTCCGGAAATGACGCAAGTTATTGAAGATAGCCAGTTGTTCCATATAAATATGGCTCTTGAATTACAGAATAACGATATTGCAGGTATTGGCGGCTCTCCTGAAGCTGGTTCTTCCGCCTCTTTCCCCGCATTCCTGATAGACCACGCCAAAGATGGAGAGATGTTGCAATTCAGCGCAGAAAAAGCTGCATTTACTAATGTTGATAAGGTTGAGGTATGAAAAAAAGGCTTAGTAAAATATTATGGTTTGGTGATGCTCTTAATGAAAACAATCAGGCAGCTCCCCCTGCTTTATCTCCGAGTGATGAAGAGCATTTACAAGGTCTGAATCTCGGGGAAATATATATATGCGTCGCAGATGCCGACCCAGCACTGTTCATCAGGACTTCCGCCGACCGAATTGTCTACTTTAAGGCTCTTGATATAGAGGCTTTATCCAAGTTCTTTATAAGAAAAGACAGACCGGACGAAGCTGGATTTTTAATAAAGTTCTTAGGCGGATTATTTTCAGACTACATCCAGTCCATGAACTTTTCTTCCGGTGCTCTCGGCGAAGGCTTTGTCATTAAAGTAGACAGCAAGACGGGCGACAGCTATTTGGAAGTAGACCATATGCTGGCACGCAAAAGTGCCACGTTTATTGAGTTGCTGATACAGCGATTACGCCAGGTTGGCGGTCAGATAATACTTTCTCCCGCATCCATGTCATGTTCTAAGGTAGAGGAATACGATACCTTTTACCGCTGTTACTTCGAGAACACAGACGGGGAAAAGACCATTGTTCAGGAATTTGTAATAGGAGACCAAGCCCGCAGCCAGACATTCAACATCAAGCCAGGCGTACATGAGAACGTCTCTAATACCTACTATTGGCGGCTGGTAACAAGCGTAGGTGACAATTACATAGACCTTTCGAAGAGCGACTGTGACACGGGGTCTGCCGCACCACAAGCAGGCGATGACATTGTACAGTTAGGTAACCGGACGGATAAGACCAGACAGAACGCCATCGTATTGGCAGCATACGGGAATGATACTCCAAGCTTCCGTCAATATGCAGGGATTGATTCTTATTCTTTGGCTGGTAAAGAAGTGACAGCTTTCAGTCCTAATGGAAATAAAGTTACTGGTGACTTTATCTTGAAAACGGGTGTGAATATCCTTACCCAGTTCAAGATACTGGAAGACCTTATTTATTCAGAAATCTCGAAAGTGCTTGACGAGGTGCAGGCAAAGGATAATTACCTGTACAATGCGGCATTTACATCCAATACGAACGGTTGGGAGACAAAGAACGATGTTCGCTTCTTTACTGTGAACGGAAAGTTCTTATTGGTTAATGACAAGTTCTATTCCCGTAAGGATGCTATGGCTGCCATCATCAGAGACGGGGATAGAAACGTGCTTCGTATTCTTTCTTCCGGAATTAAACAGTCAAATGCGGACTTAGCCAATAAGCCTACCTATGAGGAAGGAGAAGAACCGAAGAAGTTCTTTATCTCTTTTCGGTACAGGGTAGCTACAGCCGGAACGCTGACAATAGGATTTCCCGGTCAGAACCTGCATTTCACCGAACGTCTTGAACCGGGTGAGGAATACGCAATGAAAGAGTATTCCGGCACATGGGACGGAACGGGAGATTTCGAGTTGAAGTTTACGGGGGATATATACATACATTCGCTGGCTCTTGCCGAAAACGCATTCGAGGATTTGTATACTAAATTAAGTTCCGAAATAAAGCAGACTGCGGAAAGTATCAGGTTGGAAGTAAAAGAACTCTCGGAAAGTAACAATCAAAGGTTCTCACAGATTGAGCAGACGGCAGAAAATCTCAAATTGTCTGTTACAAAAATAGAGGAAGATGTAACGCAGTTGGGACTGGATATCAATGGAGTTACCGATGAACTTAAATTATATGTCAAAAAGGACGGATTAGGTTCTGAAATCAATGTGGCACTTGATAACATCTCCGTTGTTTCCAAAAACATATACTTTACCGGAGATATATCCGCCAACGGGAATGTGTCTATTCAGGCAGACGGGACAATAAAGGCTATTGGTGGATATTTTGAAGGAGAGATAAATGCAAACAGCGGGGTGTTTAAAAATGTAAGAACTCCTAACAACTCTTTGGTGATAGACGAAAATGGGAATGTTAGCATTGTCGGCAAAATATCAACCGCTTCGTCAGGTACAAAAATAGAAATAAACCCAAATTCAAACAGCCTAAAATTTTATAATTCAAAAGGATATGATGTGGGTGGAATTTCATTCCTTAATAGTGGAGGCGGAGGTACTTCTGTTACTTACCCAAGATTAAAATTGGACAATATAGCAAGTGATGGCAACTTAACTGCGTCTACCACCCTTTTTGCAGGGTCATTGTCAATGATTTCAAATTTAAGTGGGTCAAGATACCAAGTGTCTCTTGGCATCAGCGGACTTTCTTTTTATAAAGATGGAAGATTAACTAAATCATACCCAAGCTCATGAAAAAGATAAATTTTAAACAATTACTGATTGCTACGGACATTACCCGTAAGCATTGTGAAAATATAGATTGTAGAGAGAATTTTGCGAATGTATTATACCGGAACGGTAACGGTATCGCATCGCATGCACTCGCTTTGAAGATATACAACTCCAATGAAGAGACAGAGTATACCGATGAAGAAGTATCCTTGATACAAGAGCATGCAAATGCTTTTTGCAAACCTTTTTTTATTGACGCGCTCAATCGTGCTATCAACAATCAACCGGAAGAAGCAACCGATAAACAGGAATAATTATGGCTTGGACAGAACAGGATTATCAGGAAATAGTTGCCCGCCTTATGGCTAACTCCATAGGGGTTAATGAAGTACCGAATGCGGACAAAGCGGATGATGTAACGTCATTGCCTGCATTTAAACCTTCAGGAAGCGACAGTGAAGCTTCTGTGGTCAATTATCCTTTAGAATTTTTGAAAGGAGAAAAAGGCGAGCCAGGTATACAAGGAGAACCAGGAAAGTCATTTAAGGTAGCCGGCGAATACGCCACCCTTGAAGCCTTGAAATCCGCTGTTCCCGACGGTTCGGCAGTTGACGGGTTCATGGCTGTAGGCACGGAAGCCCCTTATGATTACTACGCATGGGTAAGTTCTGCTGGCGGAAATAACCCAAACCCATCCCCTGATGGAAAGTATTTATTATTATCGGATGGCACTCCGTTATTGTTGGCTAACGAAGAGCCGATATTACTTGCAGATAGCGGGGAACGGGTTGCAAGTAATGGTGAATGGGTAAGCCAGGGGAAGATTGGCGGTATAGACGAAGCGCCAACTGATGGCAAGGCATACGGTCGTAAGAATGGGGATTGGGCGGAAGTTCCTGCAAAATCTGACGTTCTCACCAAGACCAACACTTCATCATTCACCCCTACGGGCGATTACCAGCCTGCAACGAAGAAGTATGTGGATAATATCGGTTATGGCAAAGTTATTAACGTTTCTGTGGGCGCTTATCTTGTTAGCAATAAAAACGGAAAAAGAAGGGAAGCAATAGACCTTATAAATACCATTTTTGGTTCGGTTGATAATCTGAAAGAAATAATCCAGGATATTATAGCGAACCACACCAAGTATTATTTTCACAGTTATAATAGCGAAGATAATTGTATTGAACTTAGTAACATTTACTCTTTTCACAACCCTGCAACTGAAGAATATAACTTGCAATGCAATATCAGTTATTATACTAATAACGGCCCTGTTTCCAAGCGTATGGGATTTAAACTAATGCCCAATGATGAAGATTGTGTCGCTTCTATAGAAGATATACTCGTTTCCGACAACCTCACCACCCTCACCAAGAAAACCGCTGCCGAGTACGAGGCTATTGGCTCTAAGGATGACAATACAGCATATTGTGTAACCGTTTAAAGGATAATGATTATGTTAAAAATAGGAGAATTGACCTCAGGGCTATTTGCTGGAGATAAGCTGATTGCAGGCAAAGAATTTGATATTAAACAACTTGTTGATAATATTACATTTGCAGATGATTTAGTACATGAAGAAATTAATACACAACTTGTTCTTATTTGCAATCTTAGTAGTATCCCTATTTATTTATATCGAGATTCAGTAAGAACTGAAATAAAAAAACAACATATCGAATGGTATTCATTTATAGCACCTACCGCTATTAGTCTTTTTAATGAAGATAATACTCCAATAAGAGCTATTACACAAAAGGAGTCTATATCCAATAATTTTGTTACAGAAATAACTGATTCTGTCGTTAATAATGGCGATAGTGTATTTGATATTGCAGATAGTACAGGGATTTTCGGTTTGGGTTGTGTTCTAATGAATGCGTAAAACAATAATATTAATAAAATAACAAAGTGTTTACTTTTTTGATTATGAGAGTAAAAGTATTTTATGAAAACTGGTTTGCCAAACTCATCCTCTTTGGCGGCTACACAACTATAATGCTCTTCGGCTTCATCCTTACGAAGCTGAAGGAGTTGTCCGAAACGACCATACGTCATGAACGGATACATCAGAAACAGTTCTTCGAGTGTATGGAGATAGCGGCTATCCCGTCCGTATTGCTGGCTTTCAATGTCAGTGCATGGTGGCTGTTACTTATCTCGCTATTCTACTACATTCTTTATTTGGCAGAATGGTTTGTAAGCTTCGTGTACCACCTGTTTACAGACAACATAATAGGCAGCGGTAAGGTAAACGCCAACGCCTATCGAGCGAGCGCATTTGAGATGGAAGCCAAACTCAACCAGGACAATCCGAACTACTTGAAAGAACGTAAATGGGGTGCATGGTTCAGATACTACGGCAAGATATGAAAATCCCGTCCTACTCTCACGAGCAAAACGGAATGACAGTAGTTAGCTTATTTGATAAGAGACACAAAGATAGGAATAATTGACAAATAACGATAAGATGAGTACAGAAGTTGTAAATGCAGCCCTTCAAACAGGCAAGGGTATTAGTGATTTTGGAATGATGGCTATAACCGCAGGCTTTTTCCTTGTGTTATCAGCCTTGTTGATGGTGGCGTGCTTCCGTTGGTTTATGAATATGGTAAACCAGCTTATGACATCACAGAAAGAGATAAACCAAGACTATAAGGACACCATGAGGCAACTATTGGAAGAAACCCGTGCGCAGAATGAGCGATTGAACGTGCTATCGGAAAGTCTAATGCCCGAAACTCAGCTGCGTATAAAAACGCTAAGCAATGTATTCTTCGACCTTTCCGTTGAGAGGGTGTGCCGCATTATTAAGAAAGTACGTGAAGAAAACCATATATCAGACAAGGAAGCTACTGCAAGAAAGATACGCACATTGCTTACAAACATACACGAGGACAGAAATTCAAAACTTGACTGCTTTTCGTATCGTGGGAACAGGCTTTCGGAATACACGGAAAAGAAATGGATAGAACAGGTTGCTAAAGCCGTTGAAGCGGAGATTTACAATGAAAACGGAGCGAACAACGGCAGGGCATACACGAATGTAGAGTCGGTCTATGCGAATATAAGATTGGAATTTTATCACAATTTGAATGAAAGATAAAGATGTATGGAAGAATGGAAAGATATTAAAGGGTTCAATGGATTTTTTCAAGTCAGCAATTTAGGGAATATCCGTTCTGCAGACAGAAGTTTTACTAATAAAAATGGACGTAGATATTCATTTTCCGGTAAGCCTCTTAAACAGCAAAGTAGTAAAAATGGATATAAACTTTCTTGTTTTAACTTTAATGGTAAGTTATATCGCTTCCTTACACATAGGCTCGTTTATGAAACCTTTATTGGAGTCTTAGATGAAAGGTTGGTAGTAGACCATATAAACGGTAACAAGACAGATAATAGAGCATCAAACCTCAGGCAAATAACAAGCAGGGAGAACACAACCATCTGTCGTAAAAGAAAGCACCCAGTGGGATGTAACTCGGTAAATGGGAAGTACTATATTGCAAGTTTTGGCATTGGGAAAAGCAATAGAGTTTATCTCGGCTGCTTCAATTCGGAAAAAGAAGCGGAAAAATCCTATAATGACGCTTTGGTTGAATACAACAATACAGGAACTATAACAATACGCCCTAAAAGAAAGATTAATAAAGTAATTAATGGGATGAAGGTATGTTCTAAATGTGGAATAAATAAATCTGTTTCGGAATATTCGCTGTGTAATCACGGACATCCATATAGCATGTGTAGGAGTTGTGTCAATAAAAGAAAGAGAGAGAAGAAGTGTGAAATAATAACTAAAGATAAGGAGTAACAAAATGAAAAAGAAACTGATTATCGCAGCGATTGTTATCGCTATCATCGTGGGAGTTATGCTTTACATGCACTACACACCGTTTTGGGTGAACCTGACTACTGTTGCATCATTCGGTGTCGGTGTTGTTGCCGGATGGGTGGTTCGTGTGGTTTATGACAAATATTTTAGAAAGGAGGAATAGCATGAGATACTTTACAATTGCAGAACTGGTTAAAAGCGAAACGGCTGATAAGAAAGCTATAGACAACAGATTGCCGCAAGAACTGCTTCCCAATGCGCAAGCGTTGGTTGACAATGTCCTCGACCCGTTAAGAGAGGCTTACGGAAAACCTATCACAGTGACAAGCGGATACCGTTGCCCTGTTCTGAATAAAGCGGTAGGCGGCTCTAAAACGAGCGACCACATGAACGGGAGTGCTGCCGATATTGTCGGCACTCCGAATACCCCGAAAGAGAACAAAAGACTGTTTAATCTTATACAAGAATTGAAGCTTCCCTTTGACCAAGTCATTGATGAGAAAAACTTCTCATGGGTACACGTCAGCCACCGAAGAGAGGGCAACAGAAACCAAGTATTGAAACTCTAAAAAGTAAACATCATGGCAGCAGAAGTTTTATCATTTCAAAAAGAAGAAGGCAAAACAGCGTATTACGCAACGTTTGTCAGTGACGGTAATCCCGTTACCATACAGATAAAGAACAAGGGCGGATATGTAACCGCTTTCGCAGGAATTGATGATTTGGAACCCGTTCCGCTTTATCCCAACGCATCCCAATATAACGGTGCGTCCAATACGATTTTCCGTATCGTAGGGATAGCAAATGGCATAAACGTCACAATCAAGAGTGCTACCGAAGTATTGGAAGCCAAAATGATTAAAGAGGGATAGTCTATGAAACCAATCACTATCCCCAACATCAGCATTCCGACAATCGGTATTCCTACTATTGGGATACTTACTATAGGGTATTCATATATCAAGGATAATAAACCGAGACCAAACCCACCCCCTGATGGAAGGTATTTATTATTATCGGATGGCACTCCGTTATTGTTGGCTAACGAAGAGCCGATATTACTTGCAGATAACAAAAAATAAAATGATAAAAAATAAAAAGATATGGCAGAAGGATTACAAATAGGACAACTCCCTCAAAAGGAGAGCTTAACAGGAAACGAGCTGATACCTTTTCAGCAAGGAAGTAGCAACGGTTCAATGAGTACCGCGGCATTGAAGAAATACATCGGCACTGGTGGTGGCAGCACTGACTATATGAACTACATCACCGAGTATAATGTTTCCGTCCAGCATCCTACTTCGGGAATTGGCGGGAGTAACAAGTACAGTCTGGAAGGCGCCATTGCCCAAGTTCCGCAGGAACTTAGAAATATCGGACTGAAAGTGTCGTTCATCAATTCGGATGGAAAAGTAGAAACGTGGGAGTTCCAGGGCGAGACATTTACCGAAGTCGGTAGATGGCTAAACAAAACTGTGTTTGCTATGGTTGAAAATGATATAGAAATCACAGATTACAATTTATTGTTTGACACTTACGAAAATAAAGTTTGGCTAAATGGTGCAATTGTACATGATGGTATACTACAAAGAAATTGTACATCTATTGTTCCTCTTGATAGAAATAATAATATTTATACAAATACAAGTGGAAATGCTGACGTTGTTTTCTTTGATAAAGACGGTAAATACATTTCTACGCTTAATTTTTATAATAACAAACCGGTTCTTAAAGAAAATTTTCCTGAAAACGCCGAATTAGTTGCATTTACATATTATAGAGACAGTGTAATTACTGATAAATTCTTTGCTTCTGCTAAGAATAATTATAATTTGAAACTATGTCAGTCCACTATTCTTAAAAAGAAAGGAACTCGACCTGTTGTCAATATCAATCTTAGTGATAGTGAGGAAGAGATTTTTCTTAAATTAGCTTCCGCTTATATTACTCAGGATTGTGATGTCTATTTTGAAACTGGTGAATATACTTTTATAAAGATATTTGATTTGATGAACACTAAATATGATTTTAGAACTGCTGTCGAATTACCAATCGGTGGTAATTGTAGATATTTTTTTAATAAATCTACTCTTATTTCTAAATGTGATAGTACTTCTGAAATAGTATATAGTAACCAATCTTTATTCGGGACTCAAAGAATTGGCTTTAATTCTAACTACGAGTTACATGATGGACATCTTATTCAATATGATAATATTTATGCTATTCACGATGAAGGTTCAGGTGCAGATTCTTATTATAAACACGTGTATGACAATTTGATTGTAGAATATATTAAAGGCGAGCATACACAATATCTTTCCAAGCCTTTAGGCAGTGGCAGTAATTTAAGTATGGATATTATTATAAAGAATTGTATTTTTAAAAATGGCAAAGAAAATACAGCCGATGTTAGTTGGCATTTTGTTGATAATGCAAATTCTAAATTTACAATAACAGGTAATCGTTTTAGCTATAGATTTTCTTTAGATAGTGATGTTGAGAAATGTAATATTTTATTCACTAATAACAGCCATAAGGAAGACAACGTATTCGCTAATGCAACTGTTATGCAATTCAATAATGTAAAAGAATGAGAAACAACATCATTGGAGTTATTACCTATTCACAAGTTGTAGTCCCATTCAATCCGTTTCTGATGAAGAGTAAAAACGATTGAGGAATATCCTGAACAGTATTCATCCCGGCACTTCACAGTCCGGGATGAAATTAATATCATAAATATATACTAATTAGTTATGAGAAATAACATCTTAGGTGCGGTGGTCTATCTATCCACCGCCATAGTATTCGGTAGCAGTACTGCACTGCTGATGCTCTTCATCAAGGAGAACAGCGACCGTTGCCACTACTATAACGGCAAGTGGAGCAAAATAGACTTGCTGTGTGGAGTTGCTGCAATATGTGCAGGCATGGTTGTTAATCATTATCTGTTGAAGTTATGAAGAAGTTAGTGTATATAGTATTTCTTGCGTTGACGGTGTATTCCTGTAGGACGAGGACTGTTTATATGCCGGTTGAGACAAAGGTTCTTGACAGTGTGGTTTTCCATGATACTACATTTCAAGAGAAGCTGATACCGTACAAGGACAGCGTATCTGTTGCCGATACAACGTCATTCCTTCGCAATCCGTATGCCTACAGCTATGCTTCATTTAGCAACGGGATATTGAACCATTCATTGGGTATTTATCCTCATGCTACGGTAACGGTCAAAATGCCGTATTTTATCGAAAAGATAAGAAGGATTGAAGTGCCCAAACCTTATCCGGTAGAGAGGGAACTGTCATGGTGGGAAAAATTTAAAATCAATTACGGTGGTGTCAGCATTTCGATAAATCTGACATGTGTTTTGTTCGTAATTGTTTGGCTCACCATAAAGATAAGAAAGAAATTAACGATGTAGAAGTTGGCTTGTAGCTGACACTCTTTCGGGGGCTTAGAGTATAAAGAAAGCCCCCAACGTTTCACGTTAATATTGCCACATAAAAACATGATAAGCATAAGACAATGCACGTTGGAGGCTTTAATATCTTCAACGCATTATCTTATGCTTTGTTCATTTAATCTCATGTTTTATGTGGCAGGGCAAAGATAAATATAAAATTCAGAAAAACTATGTGTAAGTCAGAAATCTTTGCCGAAACAATTAATCTCGTGGCGCAGGAGACCGAAATACCCGCCAGCCGAATACTATCTTCGGATAAGGATACGGAAACCGTAGACGCCCGCTATTTGCTTGTACAGTTGCTTGTCGAAAGGGGAATGTATCCTTCACAGATAGCCCCTAAAATTCACAAGACCAAACGCGCGATAAACTACATGATTTCCAATTTTCAAGAACGTATGGAAGGCGGGAAAATGTTGAGAATATATTGGGAAAACATTAGGAAAGCGTTGGGAAACAACTGATTTCATGGCAGTATCGGTATTTATACTTTTGTGATGCGGTTGATTTTGACCGTAATACAAAATATAAATCTCTATGGAAAGAACGTATGTCTTCAATCAAGACGGGAACAACGGAAATGGTGGCGGAAGCAAATTCGACATCATGGCTATGTTGCCCAACTTGATGGGAAGCAAGGGTGTAGACCCCGGACTTCTCGCTTTACTGAACCAGGGACGTGGCAGCCAAGACCAATGGGGCGGCTCGTGGTGGTTCATCTGGATTATCCTTTTGTGGTTCTGTTGGGGCGGCAACGGCTTTGGCAACCGCTTTGGCAATGGTGGCGGTCTGCCTGCCGAGCTTAACGGTGATGTCGGTCGTGAATACCTGATGTCAGCCATTCAGGGCAATGGCAATGCCATCAACCAGCTTGCTTCTTCTTTGAACTGCTCTACCCAACAGTTACAGAGCGCCCTGTGCAACATCCAGGGACTTATCGCCAATGTAGGAAATCAGGTGGGCATGTCAAGCCAGCAAATCATCAACGCATTCCAGTCCGGAAATCAGGCTGTTCTTACTCAGATTGCAGATTGCTGCTGCAAGACTCAGAACGCCATTACCACAATGGGCTATGAGAACCAGCTTGCGATGTGCAATCAGACCAACGCGCTTGTCAACACAGCCAATCAGAATGCACTTTCATTGCGTGACGGTGCGACTGCCAATACCAATGCTATCCTTGCAAAGCTGGACGCCATGCAGAACCAGGCATTGCAGGACAAGATTGCGGCTCTTACAGCAGAAAAAGCCACTTTGACTGCTGAAATCTCCCAACGTAACCAGAATGCTACTATCCTGAATTCAGTAGGACAACAGATTGCTCCTTTGGCAGCAGGCTTGCAGGCATTGCAGTCCGATGTCGATGGAATAAAATGCAAGATGCCTAACACCGTTCCGGTTGTTTACCCTAATATTCAAGCCATCAACACAGATTGTTTCCGTGCTGCGGCTTTCGGTGCTTACGCCGGTGATGCAATGTATGGACGTGGCGGTTGTGGTTGTAACAACTACTGGGGTTAATTCCGGTAAGAAAGGGGGTAATTATGTGGCCTAACTTTTTTACAGGATTTCCTTTCTTGTTTCCTACTATTGGAAGGGCTAATTTCAATACCCTTCCTACAGTAGCCGTAACGGTCGGCACGGAGAACGTGACTTTGGAACTTCCTAACCATGCGTTCCGTAACAGAAGCTATGTAGGCGGTTTCTATGTCAGTCTCCGCCAGGCGATACCAGCCGGCACGACTGCTACACTCCCGATACTGATAGGGACTAACGGGGATACAAGACCGTTGCTGGCTTACAACAATGAGCCGGTGACTGTCGGCAACCTTGCCGGAACGGGTATCTACGAAATTCACTATAACAAGTACACCAACGAACTGTTCCTTGTTAACGGTGGGTATCGTCCGACAACCGCATCGACACCGACTCCGACAGCAGAAGCAACCGCTCAAAAGAGCAAGTAGTTAACATGGGGCTTTGTGGTTGTTTCCAAAAAGGAAATAGCCACACCCCTTTAAAATCAAACCAATATGTTTCAAAATCTACGAGTTAACAGTACATTATTTCTTCTTCACAGAGGGGCAAATCCAAGTTTGGAATGTGGGCAGGTCGTTAATGCAAGCCCTATAAAAACTATATATAAGACTGTTCCCAACATGCCTTATCCACAGCCGGTCCAAGTTATTGATTTTGTCGTGAATATAAACGGGCAAAATGTTAATTTGCAAGAAATACCGGCTAATGCCAATATTGCCGATGATGTTAAAACGGGGATGCTGATTACTGGTTCAAGAGACGAGATGAACACCGAGGTCCTTACTATGAAACAGAAGAGCGAGGATGTTCTAAAAAGCGTGGAATATCATCAGAACTTTCTTAGGGTGTGTGACCAGATGCTTGCCACGCTTAACCCGGAATTTGCAGCCAAGCAACAGCAGGAACAAGAAATATCCGCATTGAAAGGGCAAATGTCCAATATGGATAAGAACATGCAGGAGATGAGCAGGAATATGGCTGACCTCATTGCGCAAAACCAGAAATTAATGGAACAGCTCGGAGTTGCTGAAACATCTAAAACAAAGAAATAATATGGGAATGTGGGAAATATTGGAAGAAGGACGCGGAGAATATGACCGTGACTTCGGTATGAGAGGCGGTAATCCTATGGAAGAAGCCTATAGAGAGGGTTGCCGTTATGGTTACGAGAAAGCCATGCGTGAGATGCAGGGCGGTGAAATGGGCTATCGTAACAGCGGTGGTTCACGCGGTGGAAGCTATAGCGGCGGCTCAGATATGGGCGAACGCCGCATGCCGGGTTACTTCCCGGAATATCCGGTTTACAACGAACGCCGCGATTCACAGCCTTACGGTGATGATATGGGCGAACGCAGACGCAGACGCGCCAACGGAGAGTTCATGTAATGGAGAGGGGATTATTCCCCTCTTTTGCCAATCACTTAAAATCAGGAAAATATGAAACAAAGATTAGATACATACGACAGAATACCGCCTGCAATGGCTGACTATCTCAGCCAGTACGGATGGCATTTCAGCAAGAAGATGTGCCTATGGGCTGTTTCCCGCATGAAGATGGAAAATAAATCTACGGGTAAAGAAGAAAAGCTGGAGCCAATCAGCAAAGAGCAGGTAGAGGAGCTTCTGAAAAAGTACAGTGTAAACCTGGAGAAGGATGCAGGGTACGACAGTGTTTACGTGGCAAACATGGCGAAGTCGGATTACTACAAAAGTTCTATCACTGACGAAGCCCATCTCGCATTGTTCATTAAGGATTACATAGATGATGTGGACGCTTACAATGGAATGCCTTTCACTCGGTTCTATGCCGACTGCATAGGCTCCGGCAATCCTATCATGTGGGAACAGATGATGTAGCCTATGATAATACAGGAATTTTACATACCGGATTATGATTGGGAAGTAAGGGTATATTATGCGGTGGACTGCTATTATACCGACCGTATCATCGCCGACCTTCAGCGGGTTGGATGCAGGGGGCTGGATTTGGTGAATGCCTATAAGAACATGCGCTCCTGCAATCTGAATACGGGTATCACTTACTCCAATATCCGAAACAGGCAAACCGTAATGGTTATAGCCCTTACTTCTTCCCCGGCAGAGTTTCAAAACTCTTTCGACCATGAAAAGGGGCATCTATGCCGGCATATCTCACGGGCGTTCGGCATCGACCCATACGGGGAAGAGGCGCAGTACCTTAGCGGATATGTGGGACAGAAGATGTTCCCGGTAGCGAAGAAATTTTTGTGTGAACATTGCAGACGTAGCTTATGTGGAAAATAGTACAAGCCATTTTATCAGGCAAATCCCGGGAAGAAGTATATAACATGCTTTCTCCCGAACAGAAAGAGACGCTGAACAGCCTTGCCGCGGCAAATGGTATAAACCGCCAACAACGTAGAAAACTTGAACGTGATGCGAAAAAGGGATTACATAGATGAACTGCTTGAATTGGCGGACAATGTCCTTTACATGGACTATTGCCGCCTTTTCCGGGTTATCCAATGGAACGTTTAGAACGCTTTGAACGGATTCTCCATTGGGTTATACCGCTTGCCGTTTTGGTGAGGGTTATATCTGTATGCCTGTAAGTTTACTATCTGCATTTAACTTTTGTAAGTCCATACTTAGCCAACCTTAGATATATCGTCCTTACACTTACATTCAACATCTCTGCCATTCTGCGGGGCTGTATATTTTCTTCCTTGTACAACTTGGTAATGTTTTCTTCCGAAAGTGGGTCAACGAAAGGTTTCTTAGGCTCTGTTATCCCCATCCGTTTACGTGCTTTCGCTGCATATGCTTCATTCTGTTTGTCTTTTGTGACGTAAATAACAGTGGTCTTGTTAAGGCGTAGAGGAAATAGCCTTCTTTCCACTTCCTTGTGTTGTTCGGCAAGGCTTTCTACATCCCCGTTGACCGTAGTGTCAATCTTCTTGTATTTGTCCGGGATGCGGGAATGTCTGTCTCTGATTATTCTGTCTGCTCTTCTCATGACTTCTCTTCATTGTCTGAAAACACTAAATTTTGTACTTCTTCTTCCCATATATCTCCCTCATTTCCTTCAAAGTCAAGATATACCGTATCTTTAGGGCTTGGATTGTTGAAACTAGAAAGCATCCCTATTACCTGCATGGGTATGGAAAGTCTTTCTCCTTGTGGTGACGGGAGTTTTATTCTCACCCGGTCACCGATTTTTAATTCTGTTATATCCATTATTTTATTATACTAAATTTATGATACCACTTGTCCGCATGGCTGAACCATCCTATAATGAATGATTTGCCGAAGAGGGTTGCTTTGTATAGTTTACTCATGCGTTTCTTTGTTCTTTAATTTATCAAGGAACTTGCTATCTCCCGAATAATTCACACCGATAGCCTTTTTACTTTCAACAATCTGTTCCAAAAGGGTTATAGCTTCCTTTTTCACTTCTTCTACTTCATTATAACCGCAGGCTTTATCAACCAACTGCTCCATAGTCGATTTAGGCTTGGAAAGCTGTTCTTTGAGCTTGTTTAATCTCCAGTAGCAGTAATCAATTGTGGCGATGTGCTCTAATTTACTCATGGTTATATTATTCATTTATAATTAATTCACACCAACTATTATCGCTTTCCCAAAACCATTGATAGCCGCCAGCGTGTTTACGCTTTCCGGAACAGCAATTCCTGATATTACGGGCGCAAATGCCAGTCTTTCGTTCCGCATCGTTAGAGGACTGGAAAACACCTTGTAACCGTCCGCTCTTTATAGCTACTACTTTCTTTGCATTGCAGCCCGCTATATTAGGGTTCCCCGTTCTCCCTAAAGCTAATCCTTTAATCATACTTTCCCTTTTATGCGAAGGGATGTAATCATCCCATTTCTTCCCCTTGTTATGGGGGATACTTCCTTTTAAAAACCGCCCGTTAATAGGGTTGCGGTTTAATCGCTGTGGAGGTATATATAATTCATTCATCTTTAAATTCAAGTTTTGGGTTACTGATAGTCTTGCTATTCCTTTTCTTTGTCTTAACCATTCTCCGATAAACATCATCAATCAATTGCTTAAGCTCATTGACGTAGCTTCCCATACTCCAGCCTTCGAGTTGACACACCATTAAATCAAATTCTATTTCTTGTAGCAGCTTTACTTTAAACCTCTCGCGTGCAAAGACATTTACCCGTTGGCGCACATTACGGTTAATCATCGGGTCTTGTTTGGGTTCTTTGTTATTGGGAGTGTTTCTTTTCACGGGGTAGTGGTTGTCTGCTATGTTGTTAACATGAACATTCAGAGATTTTACAAGAATTCTTACTCCTCCGTTTAAGACGCTTTTCCCGTTTGTGTAAAAGTCGTATCCGGTCAAAGGAGAACCAGTATGCTTGTCAATAGAGAAGCCTTCAGGCGGTTTATCATAGAGTTCCCAATTCATGTATTTACTCATGGTTGTTTTCTTTCAACAAATTCGGGTTATCGTGAATATTACTAATGACTGTCATAGCATGCCATTCTCCTAAAGGTCTCATGCCAACTTTTTTTCAAAATCGAATTGTAATGCGAATGTAGCAAGTTCTTTGTTCCACAATACAAGAGCTATATGTTGCTCACACATAAGTATGTCGCCTTCATAGATTTCCTTTTCATCCTTATCGCATAAGCCCGTGAACTGACCTAACGTCTCTGGACGTACAACTGAAACCTCATCATCGAATAATTCGATAGCTACACCTGTCTTATTGGTAATTTCATAATCACTTTGTGAGCCTTGATATATAATACATCCATTTCCAATATGAATTAAATCGCCATACACCCATTCATTATTATCAACACTTTTCCCTCTGAACTTTATTTCACGCTTCATAATCAATATCTTTTCTCGTTTTTAATCAATCAGTTCAAATTCATAAACGAATACATAGGGATTGGATTCCCATGTACCTTTGCCGGAGACTTTATCTATGAGGGCGGCAAAGGCTTCACGAGGGGTATCAAAGTCGGTGCAGCCAATCGCTCGCCAATGTCCCAATCCACAGACGCAATATTTTTTTGTTCCATCATATTCATATTGGCGAGTGTTCAGTTCAACGCCCTCACGCAGGCAATCTTCATCGGAAATGTCTTGCAACCGTTCTATCTTGATGTTGGTAATACGGATGTGATGAAGCATGAGGTCAGCGCGGACAAACATTTTATTTTTCCAACCGGGTGCGAATTTAGTTTTAGTATAAAATCCTATTCCGTCCCTATCATTAAGTGCAATTTCGGGATTCATCCCTAAACTTTCATAACATTGTGCAATGGCGACAAGTTCGCTAATTTTGTATATAGGCTTTATTTCATATCCATGAATACTCTCATAACCACTCTTCCAAAATACACTATTGCGTATTTGTTCTTTTGAAATTCTTCTCGTCATAGTCTTCCGACCATCCAATACAGCCTGGGTTAGGCTATATTTATCATTGAACATTATCTTCTTCATTGTATCTTTTTTTTAACTCTTTCAAAACAATCTCCATACCTTCATCCAGTCCTTTCTTGTAACCGGATACATGCTCACCTATGTTGTAGACCAAGCATCCTACAACGATAAGAACAACTCCTACAGCCCTATGCCAATAGGGAAAGGATACACTGAACGGTGAGAATGCCAGTCGGAAGTGACCGATGAGTAATGCTGATATGATGAATATTGCAAGAAATAAAATAAGGTTTGCTTTCATAATCAATCCTCCACTTTTTCAAAGTGCACATCTTGTTTATCTTGTCTTTCAAAATACAAGCAATAATAATTACAGCATTCCGGTCTACCATTAAAGACGCATTTATCGCATCCGTATATAAAATCGCTATCTTTTTTCACGATAATTTTTTCTCCATTATATTCAAATACCTCTCCGATTTTTCTTTCTTGTTCCATAATCAAATCTCCTCTACTTTAAAAGATAATTTCTCAAGTTTCTCAATCTGCTTACGAAGAGAAGCGATTTTCCTAATCTTCATTTCTTCCGCCTTTTTCAACGCTTCGGATTTATCGGTGAATGCGTTTTCCCCTATACGGAAGTAAGAACATAAACCATCCCTTACATATTCTCTATCTTCAAATCTACTTCTAATAATATCTGTTTCTATCTCTTTAATACCTTCTGTTAAGGCATACTTTGTTATAAATACTTTTGCCATAGTTGTAATCATTTATAAGGTTAAAGTGAATTAAGAGAGGCAGCGGACACGGGGCGAACCCAATCGTCACTGTCCTGAATGTTGTCGTATCTAAAACCGTCGCCCCAACTGAGAATAAAATTGCGTTTGTTTCCTTTTCTCGTAGAACACCAATACCAGTCATCTTTCACTGGTTGTTTTCCGCAGATAGCTAAGGCTGCATTCAGCATAACCTTATGTTCATACCCTAAGACACTCTCTTGTAGTGTAGGAATGCGCCAACTTAATCCACATAAGTCCAATGCTATGACTTTCTCAGCAATTTCGCTTCCGGATGCAGCCAATGCTTTGGTATTGCCTATTCCATCGGTATCCTTCATGCCTTCTTCTGTGGTTGGATATATCTTTCCTGTTTGCTCTTTCTCCCAATCAAGAAGAATATGGGTATCATTATCCATATCTTCCGGATAGAAGAATAAAGCATTGCCATCATGGATAATAACTACACATTGTGCCTGTTCGTTTTCTTCATGCAGTCCCCAAAATTTAGGTTCTACAAAATTCTTATTGACGGTAAAGATGAATACACCATTACCTACATTTTCTTTTGTGTAAATTCCTTTGCTCATAATAGTTATATACTTTTATTCGTTAATCATTAAACAAATCAACAGCTTTCGCAACCCAATACCATATCACGAAATAAAAAGCGTATTTGGCTAATCTTTCGCAAGCTTGTGAAGGCTCTAACCCAACAATGAAATTCCACGTATTATACTCATGTACACAAATTAGATATGATATAATGATAGAAACCAGTATATATATAAATCTTCTCATATAAGTTTTAACGCTTCTTGTATCCCGGCTTCCAGTGCTTCCTCATAGCTTTTATAATGCACTAAAGGCCTGCCGGATAATCCCACTAAATCATGGTTCGGAATTGTCAGTATGTCATATATCCAATAATCCTCATGCATATAAGATACTTCAATATGCAAGTTCTTGGTTTCACGAAGCCACTTTTGGGCAACATACAACACTGGACACAAAAATTCAACTGGTTCGTCATCTATTTCCATACAACACGACATACTTTGCGGAAGGTTATATTTTGTAATAACCTTATTACGGTCTATTAGGTGTTCACACTTCCAATCAAACCCCTTCTCCTTCAGCAGCTTCGCTGTTTCTAATGTTACGAGTTCTTCGGTCATGGCTATTGTCTTTTCAAATTAATAATCTTCGTTTCGTAGTTGTCAAGTCCCTTTTTATGGGTACGGATAATCACTATACTATCATTGAGATAAGTCACGCTTCCCTCACTTGTACGGTGTTCTATAGGGTATTCTCTAGGGTTATTGCACCCGAATAGTGCAACTGTTGCCAAAAGGATAATTATTTTCTTCATACTTTAAAGTGCTCAATCAGTTCGTTTACGGTAGCCTTATGATAATATAATAAGTTAAAATCATTAGGCATCCCATAGAAATCCATTCCAGGTAAACTGCCATCAGAGCCATCCCGATATATACCCCAATCGCCCTTACCATTGGTGAATAGTTGATTATCATCTGTATCATCTCTCAATGAAGCGATAGCCAAGAAAAGCTCTTCGTTGGTTCCGCAATCAATACTTCCATATTTTTTCAAAGGATGCCCATTCCTTATCACATGGTTCTCTTGGGATAGTAAAAAGAACCTTCCATTGTGACACATAATAAAATCATACTTGTTATCATCATCATCTGCATAATATTTAGGCTTACCATGTGAATACCTCAATTCTTCCAACTTCTTCCGAAGCTCCGGTGTATTCTTTCTTATGAAACACGGTGTTGTAAATCCCATAGTTACTTGTTTTCAAATCGTTTAAACACTTAACAATCCAATTCTATTCAATTTCTTTCTAAAATTCTTTTCATTCAAGGCTTGGTCGTAATAGCAATCAGGTTCTATAACCGTTTCAGCTTTGGTTACAGGAAGCCCATTAAAACCAATAGCAACCTTGTGTATAATAGAAGCTCTCTTGATTTCCCCTGTTTTTCGATTAAAAGAGAACAAGATATGCCCCGGATTCTTCTTAATCCTATTGACTAATTTATATTCTGTTTGCTGCTTTTGAAGATATTCTATCTGTTCCTTAGAAAGATTATCTTTTGTTATAATAGGTACTATATCCATTTTAGTTATTCCTCCTTATCTATCTTAATATCTGTTACTTTGCCACGATTGATAAAACCGCCACAGCTAAACAAATCGGTTATACATGCTGTGTAGTTCACCTCTGCGCATTTCTCGTACAGAGAGCATGAGGCGCAATGAATATTATCTTGTACCGCTTCATGCAGCACTCCGTCTATTATTATTCCGTTATTTACTTTCATACCGTTCATCTATTAGAAGTTACACCCAAACATAATACTTTGTCAGACACACCTATATCATCAAATTCAAGAATTAAATACTCTGTATCGTAAGGATAAGGGTATCTGCAATTTTTCAATTCTTCATCCGTTAATTTGCGTCTGACACGCATCTCTATTTCGTAATCATCGGAAAGATTCTCAATTATTTTTCTAAGTTGTCCTACGTTCTTTATTTCCATGGTTATTTCCCTTTCAATTTCTTTATTAGTGCATCGGCTGCTCTCAAGGAACCTATTGCAATATCATCATAAGTTTCACTGTCATCGTTTATTCCTAAAGCAATACAATACCCTTGCATAGCGGATTTTGCCAATTCATAACGCCTTTGCTCCCAATCAATAGTTTCAAAATTATCAAAGAAGTCGAGTTCTGACACTTTGAAATACCTACCTTTCACTAAGGCAGTCCCAACGTCGAATAAGCCTTCAACCTCTACAATCTCTCCAGTCTCTTTTATTCTCGCTTTCATTATTTACCCTCCTTTTCAACATATCCGTTTTTAATACACCAGCACAGCATCTCGTAGGCTGCATCCAATAGATTTCCGGAAACTTTAACGATGAATGGTTCAGACATGCTTTTTTGATAACTTATAGCCCAAGGACAAGCAAAAAGAGGCTTAACGCACAGCTTATACGTTATACAGAAGACATTTATGTATCGCGGCAGCTTGTCGAGAATGTCCTGCAAAGTGTAAGTGGGAATTATTTCCCAAAATGCACTATCTCGTTTTTGATTAATTACATCTTCATATATTTCAAGTTCCCATTTTGCATTTTTATAAGAAAGAGCGTAGCACCAACACATGCTTCCATCGCTTGTGTCCAGCCCAAGCTCCTGCAAATGTTTCATCTGTTCGACTGATAATATTTGTTTTGATTTCATAGTTTAGTCCTCCGTTTCTGTTTCAAAAGTGTTGTATTCAATATCAGCATTACTAACGCATTTGGGCATGTTCTTATCCCGTTCTTCCTTGCTCAAATAAAGAAATATATCTTCGTCTGGATTGGAAGAATAACTATTTCCGTTCCAGACTGTTCTAATTATTCCATATATCTTCATATTCAATCTCCTTTCTCCTTAATCCGTTCCAGCACATCCTTGTTGGCTTCGAGTATCTCTTCGAAAGAGGGGGATAGGCATCCATAAATCATCATCAGAAATTTCGTATTCGTAATCATCGCCATCCTCTGAATCCCATACATGATAATACTTATTATATATTAGAATTTCGGGTTCAAACCATTCTTTTGATGAAAGTTGTACGAGTACACGGTCACTTTGCATTGACACATCATTTTCATCAACAGGCGGTAATTGGTCTTTGACTTTTATCCACGGAGATTGCCTTGCCTGCCATGCTGCACCTTTCTTAAAAGCCCGTAATGCAACCGATTTTGCCAATGCCTTGATAGCTATACTGTCTCTTTCATCATAGGCAAGCTCTGCATCTTTATTATATGTACTTTCACTCCAATGAGTGCGGGCTGCTTCTTCTACTGTCTGTTTCATAATCAATGACTTTTAATTTTCTTATATTTACCACACTTCTTGCAGAAATAGTGACGGACGGTGTACCAACTGCTATCACCCCAATCATCAACAACTTCAACTCTCCTCTCAAATAAGTATTCCCACTCGTGGCAACAGAACCATTTCTTTATAATGGCATCAATTAAATGCTTCATAATCAACTGTCCTCCTTTACAATTCTACCATCGTCTAACAACGTGTATAGTTTACCCTTATATGCCAGAGCGAAACACCATTGGCGGGCATACTTCAAATACTGATGCAATTTGTATCTGTGCGGGTGTTTCTGCATCTTTTTTTTCTATTCTTTTCTTCATGTTACGTCATTAATGTGAATTTCCCCTTTCAAAACCCGTTCTACCTGCCTGTCCATTATCCCTTGGAATTCTATTTGGCAAATAAGAGAACAATCAGGCATGATTTCTTCTGGTATTTCTCCACGGTTAGGAGAAAGCTCATCAAGAAATATTTTTCCCGATTTGTCTTTCAGACACGTTGCACTCACTTCTCGTTCAATTACTGCCATTCGGTTGAATACCTCCGGGAAGTCCTTCCGTATTTTATTCCAATAGCCCATACCACCTTTCACACAGCCGATGCAGTTGTTGTTATTGTAACCCATCTTATACATAGCGGGGATTTCAATACCAGCTTTCCAAAGCATACCCATTGCATCCTTTTTGGTTATCTGTCGCTCGATAAGCGGGAATAACGGCTTTGTATCCGGATATTGTTGCTTTAGGCGAATGGCACGGTTAATCTCTTTCGGGTCAAAATCAAATCCCCAGACTTGACCGTCCCAATTTCCCAACTCTTTTTCCAGCTTGTAACGAACTTGTTTCTTTAGTTCGAATGTGCAAGCTGCGCCAGTAGGACCATTAATAAATCTTTTCTTAGCCAACACATCCTCTACGTTGAGATACTTATCGCTTCTGATAGTATGTATCGGGCGATTATACCATCTTTCACAATCAGATAGGAACCGGGTGTTATCAGGATGCCCGGAACCTGTTTCGATATAGTAAATCTGCACATCATCATACAGACTTAGTGCTATCTTACAAGCTACTGCGGATGTTACACCGCAAGAAAACCATGCTATTATCATATAGATTATTTTTAATTCGATTTCTTTCTTTCATTCCGTTCCCGATTGTCTTCCGAAACACACATTTTGCACCATGATGTCTTGATGTGATACACCTTTCCATTGCGATAGATTGTCCTGTCATAGAAGCAGGATAGTAGAAGCGGTCTTTTGCAGCGGCTGCACACCTTGCGTTCTACACCGTCCACCATCACCCGGTTCCTCGGTTTCCGCTTCACTATCTCGCACGGGCCGCATTCGGATGCACCGTACTTTCGGCAATAGGCAAGGGAATGCTTGACACATTTCGCGAAAGAGGTGCAATCGGAGCGGGGGACTGTCTGATGGATGTTCATACTATTTGCCTTTTTCTATAGATTCTATTGCCAGGAATATCTCATACATTACTTGTGGCGTATTTCCATACATATCCACCAGCTAATTTCCTTTTCCCTTTACATACATCACAAATATGTGCGGCATTTATCCCAGTGATTCGGGATGCGTCATTTAAAACTTCAAATCTGTTTATCAAATTCCCATCAACCGATAATTGCAATACAGGCTTCCTTGTTTTCTCTATCAATAAAAAATTCCTTTTACCGTAGTTACAATTATACGATTCGCTACACCATTCGAGATTGTCAACATTATTATTGGTTTTTATTTCATCTTTATGGTTTACTTGTGGTAGATTTTTTCTATTTTCTATAAACGCTTTCGCGACAAGCCTATGCACCAAACAAGTCTTCTTTTTCCCTCTTAATATTAAATTAACTTTTAAATATCCATTTGTCGCTATTGTGGGAGATAAAACCTTTCCATGATATATATGATTCCCTAAAAACATACTGACGCTTCTAATACGTCCATGACTACTGACTTCATATCTTCCATCATAACCTTCAATAGTTTTCCATTCTTCCATTTTCTACAATATTTATTGCTCTAAAAATTTCATATATAACCTGTGGTAAAATCGCATTGCCGTATGCCTTTATTGATTCCTGCCGCCACTTTGAAAAGGCAATACCGTCCAATCTGGTGGAAATCCCATCATCTCGGCTACAAACAGGGGATTGAGTAGGGAAGTTTTCCCAATCAGGCGGGCACACAAATGATTCAGTTCTGATGTCCGGGGACTGCCGCCTTTCCGGTCCTTTGCCGTTCCGGGATTGTGGCAACTTGTCGTTGGTGTAGGTAACATTCCGTGGAAATCCATTAGGCTGTTCGGACGATTGCTTCCGTTTCTTCGACTCGCCATCGTTTTTGCACCTGCATTTTTCAAATCCTTCACCTGTTTTGCATGGTGTATGTCGGTAGACATCGGCGTCGGGAGCAGCCCTACCGGATAGAATGTTGTCTTCCCATTTTCGTTGCATACCTTCAACCCCTGCGTCTGCACGGTGGACAACAATTTTCTCTCCGCATTCAACCTTGCATTCATCGCCTCCTCTTTTGTATCGAAAAATCCGAGGTGAATCCTTTTCCTGTTCACATAGATTATCGCATGCCATTTGTTCCGTCCCTTCGGTTTCCTTACTCCTGAACCTTTCTTCCGATTGTGAAGATTTTCCCAATGAGCTAATATCCGAAGATTTTGCTTTCTGTTGTCCGTTTTGCATCTGTTGATATGGTCCACTTCCTCGTTTTCCTTCGGACAGCAAATCAATCTGTGCATCAAGATAGTCTTCCATTTCTTTCCATCTTCTTTCGCTCTGATTGTTCTGTAAACATACCCTGAATTGTTTATCTTCCATTTCCATTGATTCAGAAACGGAAAATCTTCCGAATCTACAAGTATATCCACTCCCGATGTTGTTGTTATTGTCTTGTATTCTTCTCGCAATAAAGAAGACACGGTCCCTTCTGTGCGGCGCTCCGACGGCACAAGCCGGAATAACAACCGGTTGGACGGAATATCCTTCACGTTCAAGGTCGTTACACACTGTTTCGACGACGTATTCCTGCTGATGCAATATTCTTTCTCGGTCAACCTCTCCGAACAGAGATTCTTCACGTCCCAACGCAGTTTCACTGCCGGGTTGTACCATCGAGAGGATTCCAGCAACGTTTTCACCAACAACCCAATCGGGCTGAATCTCCCGTATCGCTCGTAGCATTTCCGGCCAGAGGTAGCGGTCATCTTCCGCTCCCTTTCGCTGTCCGGCGCAAGAAAAAGGCTGGCAGGGGAAACCTCCGGTGAGGACATTGATTTTTCCCCGCCACTCTGTAAAATCTGTTTTCGTGATGTCTTCATAACTTTTGCTGTTTGGAAACCAATAATCAAGTATTTTTCTCCCGAACGGGTTTATTTCACAATGGAACACGTTTTTCCAGCCCATTATCTCGGCGGCTATTTCCGGGCCACCGATGCCGCTAAACAGAGAGCCGTGTGTCAATTCGCTTTTCTTCATTTCCATAATTCAGAACCACTCTTCATTCGCTCCGACCTCTACCGAAAGCCGGTCCATGAGGAGGGTTATAAGGTTATAAATAGGCTTCATCTCACTAAACTTTTATCGCGTTGGCAATATTATCCGCATCCGACAGCTTTCTTACCAGCACATCAAATGCTGCTGTACACCGCTCTGTGTTCATATTGACCGTTTTCCCGATTTTCAAACAGTCGGAAGCAAGGTTCATCATCCTTGTCACATTGGAAAGCTTCAGGTATTCCAACGTAAACCCGTTAAACCGTGAATCTTTCTTCCGAAGCTCTTTAATCCTTTCGTCAAACTGGATGCAGGCGTAATCACATAATGTCCTTGCAAGTTCGAACCTTGCAATCTCTGCGGAATGGGGTACGCCGTTATCGTCAAGAACCTGCTTGAATTGCCAATACAACATATCCACGTGCTTGTTCACTTCTTCCGTATACTTGTCGTTGCAGTCGGCGAAAAACTCGCTCCGGTCTGAACCGATAACGCTGTTTACAGTACGCTCGTATTCCTTTCTTGCCTTATCGGCATCATTCAAATACCGCTTGAATGCCTGTTTGTAATAAGGCGTTCTCTTCATCGCATGCAGGCACTCTATAACCTGCCCGCAACAGATGTCGTTCGTGAGCAATATGTTATAAGTGCAGAGTACCACAAGGTTCTCATACTTGCTGATTATCTTGGTTGCTGCATCGGTAGTCATTGTCTTGCGTATTCTGCCTTGTTCATACTCTTGTTTCTGCTCTCTGTTGCAAGTTCATCAATCATGCGCTGATACTTCCTTGCCACCAACGGGCAGCGTATGCGCATTGCATTGTCACGCTGCTGCTCCAATTGTTCGATTTTCTTTTCAAGTTCTATATCCATCATCATTTTTTCTTAAAATTCTCACATATCCTGCCGTATCTGTCACATGCGCATACCCTATGACCTTTAGCCTTACAGAGGCATGAGTTTCCGATAAAGTCTTTGGCGTATGAGCATTGGCGGCAGTGGACGGGAGAGAGGGGTTGTTTTTTCTTTGCCATTATACTCTGTTAGAAAGGCTGTTCCTCTTGGATGGATTCATTCATGTTACCGATTGGTACATAATCCAAATCATAGAATCTGGTTGTCAATGCGTCAAAACCGCATATAAATTTCAGTAATCCGATATTACGCCCTTTGGCAATATCAATCATAGCAGTACCTTTTGTGCTTACATTCTTAAACTCATCCGGATAAGGCTTATCTTTTACTTCCGGCCTATATATGAGAATAACCACATCGGCAGCTTCCGCTATCTGTCCACTATCTCTAAGTCGTGCAAGAGTGGGAACCGGATTAAGGTTATCCCTGTTTAATTGGGAAAGAGCGATAATCCATATATCCAAATCTTTTGCAAGGTTCTTCAACCGCCTTGCCACATCACCCATCTGCTGCTCCTTATTAGCTCCTTTCATATTGACATTCAATATTTGCAGGTAGTCAATCACGGCACCGTCAATATCATGCTTTATCTTCATGTAACGGATAGAGGATATGATTGTGTCTATGTTTGATGTGCTCCGGTCGTCAAAGTATATGCTTTTCCCCGCAATATTTCCAACCCCCTTGTCAATGGCTTGTATCTGTGAATCGGTGAGCCTCGAATACATGATTTGATTGGCTGGTACTCCACTTTCCATAGAGAGAATACGAGCCGCTATTTGCTCTTTTTTCATCTCCATTGAATACATGGCTATCCTTGCACCCGAAAGGCTCGCATTGCGCATCATAGACACTGCAAGGCTCGTTTTTCCTTGTGAGGTTTCACCTGCAACAATTATCAAGTCAGACTTCTGCAATCCTCCGGATTTGGCGTCTATCTTCTCAAATCCTGTCGGAGTTCCAGTAAGCGGCTTACTTCCGGATAAGTTCTCATTAATCATTTTGTACACATTTTCAATTCCTTCATTTATTGAGGAAACGGTCGTGCTGCTTGATTTGAACAATGAAGCCATGTCGTCATTGACTTTTTTTGCAACATCTTCAATGTCTTCCGCTTCGGTATATGAGTTGGAAACAAGATACTGCCCTATAGAGTAAAACATTCTTCGGATATGTAGGTCTTGGAGCCTTGAAGCGTATTGATACAAATCGAAAGTATGGCATGATACAATCTTCATGTACTCAACTATATCGAATTTCACTCCGTTTTCTTCCAGCTTACCCTTTACGAAAACAAGGTCAGCTCTATTCCCTGATGATACAACCTGAAGCACTGCCTTGTATATCTCCGCATGGAACGGATTATAGAAGCATTCTTCGGTTAGAATATCCCTTACCATTTCTATGGCATCACGCTCTGCTATGATAGTGCCGAGAACGATTTTCTCTGCTTCCTTGTCACATAATTGTACATTAACTTCCATTCTGATACTCAATTTGTTTTAAGACGGCATAATACAAGACATCCCATTTGGAACGTATGTCTGACCTGCCTTCGATTGTGCGTAATGCGCTTTTAAACATCTCATTCCCGTATTTGTCCCGTAATAGTAAGAACTCTTCCTCGGTAGGCAACCGCATATTTGAAAAACAATACGGAGCTTGCTTCTTGATGTACGACAGGAATTGGTAGTACCTTTTCTTGTCCTCTTTGGCAGACAACAATAACTGTTCGTTCATCGCCTTATACATGTCCGCTTTGGATTTCCCTAGTTCAATATCCAGCCACCTGACAAAATGAGCCATGCCGTCTTTAGGACTTTTACGGATTTCTCCCTCATTTTGAAGTTTTTCAAAGAATTTTTTGAGATATTCCTGGAAATGTTCCAGGGTAAAGTCCTGATGTCCGGCAGACCTCTTGTTTATTACAACGGTTTCTATCCATGAACTATTGGCGGATAATTCCTCATAACATTCTTTCAGAGGCTTGTCTGATATTTCCGGGAGAAAAGCATCTATTTTATCTCCGTTAGGAGATTCATTAACATTATCATTAACATTATCATTAACAGTTAGATTTGTTGCATCTTGATAGCATTTGTTAGATTTGCTATCATTTGTTAGATTTGTTGCATCTTTATTGTAGCGTTTATTCATTGCTTTTTTTTCTGCTTCGCTTCGTTTTGCCACAATATCATTGTACTTGCAGGTATTGTAATCTATTTCTTTTTTAATGAAGGAGAATGCCATTTTAGCCATTGGTTTCAGCTCCAAAATTATCCCCGACGCAACATACTCAATAATTGCATCGTACACTTCAAGTCTGACCTCCGATGGATAACCTAATAGTATCTCTTGCCATTCAACATTAAAAATGAAAGATTTCTTTTTTGCTTTTTCTACCATTTTCTTTACTGCTGTAATTGTTGGGAATAGATAAATGCTTTCTTTCCATATACAAATGCAAGATGTTTATCTCTCCGCTTCTGGGGCATTTTGGTATATGTTCTATCTCTTTGACAACTTCTTTGATTGAGGAAACTTTAAAGCTATCTTTTGCCATTGTCATACATCTTTCAAATAATCGTTTGCAACTTTTATAAACTCGTCAAGTGACCGGACAACGACATATTTAGCGCCGATACTCTCAAACTCCTTCTGATATTCTTTCTGATGTTCAGATTGCCTGCCAGTCTTTATCTTCAATTCTATTCCACAAAATGGATAGAACTTGTTGGGGATAAGGAGAATTAAATCGGGGAATCCAGCCCGAACACCCATTTGCTTGAATTTTGCGGCTTCAATGGCGTTGCGCTTTCCTCCGTTGGGAACACAAGCAAGCCGTTTCTTCCATTTAGGATATTTCAAGTCCCAATATTTAATTATAGTTTTTTGGAGATTATCTTCTAAATGTCTCATATATACTTTATTTTAAGTTCCACATCCACCGGCTTATCCCTCATCGTGGAGAAAGCATCAAGTATCCTCTCTTTAGTCGACTGGATAGGTCGGGTCATTATTTCACTCTCTATGTTTTCCAACGGTATCTTCTTTCCGTCATAGGTAATAAGAACCGCAGAAGTTATTACGTAAGGACTCATGTCTTATATTGTTTCTTTACCTGCCTTGCAATCTTCTTGTTCAGCTTACTTAGACGCTCTGCCTGTTTGCTGTCACCTCCAATATTATGAATGTCTGACTTTCGGTCTGCAATAAGCTTCTGAATGATTGCACCTTCGGATTTGGTTACCGTAAGTTTCATTCAAGTTTTTATTTGAATCCCCATTCTTTCATGTAGTCAATGTTTTCAGGAAATCCCTCTACTGATTTAGGACTAAGGAATATTTTCTCACTCTTCAATGGAGTGCCTCCCCAAACAGTAGCAGGGCATTCTTCATATTCTTCTTTAGAAACTTCACTTACATTAAAATGGGGTTGGAAGCCATATCCCATTACGCTTTCCCCTAAGTAAGTACCAAACTTCTTTAAAGCCCATTGAAATGCAATATCTTTATATAGGTAATGTTTAGAAAACACAGCCACATATATTTTATGAGAGAAATTTCCTGTTTCTGTTAAGTCAGGATTACATCTGATACAGAAATACTTAATACGTGAAAGTATTTCTTTAACAAACCTTTCATGCTTTTCGCAATCTTCTTTCGTTAAGAACTCTTTCCCGTCATTTGCAATGTAAATAGTCTTGGTAATTTCTTTTGTTTCCATATTGTTTTTTATTAAAGCCCCGAAGCGTATTCTCCGGGGCACAACCATTATTTACTAACCCTTGCCATTTATGTGTGGCTCACATTTATGTGGAGATGGGGCGATTCGAACACCCAATTAAGGACTTATCCTTTTGCGCTACTTCTAAGGTTAATTACTCCTTATATCTCACGTACCGTACTTTCTACCATGTGCACCTCTCGAAAGTCAAAAGCACTCCACTGCGCACCCCCATTTTCGCCCGCCCCATCTTCACAGACCGGGCAGGCAGGTTAACAAATTGCTCCCGGATAGGCGGTCAAGCCACACCGGGATAGTTAACTGTTAGCTGATTTCACTTAACCCGAACCTTTCACGGGACTTCTGCGTGAGCAGAGGGCTTTCGGTTAATTATATTAAGTCTAATATCTTTGTCTTTGCAATAGCATCCAGCTTCATATCTTGAAGCCCTTGCTTCATATATTCCGCTGCCTTTCTATTGGCATCGTCCATGTCTTTTGCCGCTATTAGAACATAATACTTGTTCTCCTTTTCTTTCCCGTTGTCGTCTACGAAAATTTCAACGAGAGTAACCTTATAGAAGAACTCATCTTCCTGCTTTTCATTGACAATCTCACGTATCTTGCTTCGGCTGATTGCGAAAACATCACAATCGCCATTGTACAGTTCATTGCCTTTCAATTCCACATGACCGAAAAGTTCATCATCAGTTATGTAATGTTCGGTGACTTCCTTTTCATCACCTTTCTCGTTAACCTTGTTTACTTTTAGCTTAAATTCGTACAGCATGATATTATATGTTTATAGGTTACACATCAGAACGGGAGGTCGTCTTCCCCGTCGGTCTGTAAGATTGGCGCTTCCACCGTAGCTGCGGCATTCCCGGAACCCTCAAACTCATAAGGCTTGAAGTCTCCCAAGTAAACCTTTGACTTGGCTTCTGCTTCTGTCTTGTTCGCATCCTTATACTGCTTTGATAAGTATTGTTTGCAGTAATGGGTATTGCCGTATTGGCTCGGCTCTCTACGCTCATTAATATTAACGTTAAGATAGACGGCTTTTGCTTTCAGGTTCTCGTCCATACTTACATAAAGGTCGTTTTCTTCTATCGGAATGACAACGCATTTCTTATTCTTGATTGTTGCTATGCCCACTTTTTCGAGCTTTAGCAAATTTACGCTTCCGGTTAAATTCATTTCTTATTGAGTATTTGATTAATAATTTTATTTGCTTCGGTTATACGCTTCTCAAATTCGGCTATTACAGCTTCATCTCTTGTTATCTCTACAATGTGAATGCTATGCTTCAAGAACGGGCAGAAAACGACAAAATCGGCTTTGCCCAAACCCGTACAGGACATCTCCGCTTGTACTTGGTAGAAATATTTAGGATTAACAGCTTTCAGAGTTTCGTTATCCTTAACCTCTGCCATGTATTCTATGAATGTTTTAGGCAAAGGACATTTCACCTCTACCACCTTTCTTGTGCCATTCCTAATCGCTATCCGGTCGGGAGAAGCTGAGAAATAAGGTATTGTAGGATGTTGTATGCTTTCGCACTCTTCAAGTTCGCATCCGGTAACAAGCTGATAACATTCGGCTGCGAAATCCTCATTATCATGCCCAAACTCTATAAACTTGTTGTTGATGCTTACCTGGTTTTGGTATATCTCAAACAGATAATCATCTTCAATATATTTAGGAAGAATATTACGCTCTGCTGCGACTTCATATATATAGGAAAGGGCTGTCTTTCCAAACAATTCCCCTCTCTTTCCGCTTGTCATAAGGTCACCAATGCGGCTACCAGTTATCTTTCCCAAGCGGGACACCAGCCATTCCTTTGAACCTTGTTCTATCATTGTGCGGGCTGGCTAAAGATTTCACCTGTTGTCTTATCAATTACTGGCTTCATTGCTTTTTTCATAGCTTCTTTCTTTGCTTCCTTACTTCCTCTGATTGGTTTCATAAGTTCATCAACAGTAGTATCTCCGTCTTTCAGGGACTGAACAATTCCAAGAAGTAGCGCGATTTCATCTGCTTTAATCTGATTGATTGTCTGTTTACCACACAACTTGATTGTTTCCTCTTCTGTAATTCCGTATTCGTCAAATAAAAAATCTATTGCTCCTTTTCTTCTCTTGATTATTTTTTCTTCATCAGACAAATTGCCAGTGATGAACTTTTGCGCAGCCCTATAAACTTTCTCAACGACCGCTTTTGGAACGACCGCAAACACCGCATTTCTGTATGCAATACTGTTTGCTGCATTCCCAGTAACGGTAATCATATCATCAGAAAAACGTTGTCCTTTGCTATTGACAATACTTCTGCGAACTTCAAAGGCGGAAGCTACGTTCGCTTCCAAATCCCAGCAGGTTCCTCTACTGATTATCTGCTTATCGGTGATTTGAACCACCTTGGCTTCTGTCCTTATGTTCCCCCAGTTAGATACAATAATCTTGGCGAGGTGCACAGATGGGCCGGTAATAGGTTTCCCACCACGAGGTAACGCATACCCGCAGCTTTGCGCCGTCTCAACATCCATTGTTGCTATAGCGATAGAATTGTCAACGCATCTTTTAATACTTCTTGGATATTGTTTAGCTGTTGCCACTTGACTGTCAACACTGGCGCGTTCAACCGCATCTACCTGTACGATTTGTACATCCTGCGCTTCTACAGGAAGCACTTCGTAATTTTCTAATCCCATAATATGATAAATTTTTAATTCAACAATATCTTGATAACCCCTGACTAAGGCAGAGATTAGTTCTTTCTTCTTCAAGTTCAGCAGGAGTGTAATCGTATTGGTTACATTCCATCTCTGCGCGCAACTCCTCAATGTCTTCCTCTATAAGCTGAATGATTTCTTCTTTTGAAGAATAGCCGTATTTGGGAAGATATTCCAAATCACAAGCTTTGACTTCGTTCAGCTCCTTGTACAGTTCTTCAAGTTCATTTTCCATTGTATTGTGTTTTTAAACCGCCCGTACAAGGTTAAAGGGAAGCGGTGCGCACTTCGCTTCTCTCACGGCTTTTAGTACGGTAATAGCACTACCTTTGATGCGGCATAGGTCAAACCTCTATAATCTCAAATTTCCTTTTTTTGATATATATCTTATGGCTATAGTAATCTTTGACTATTGCGTAATCAGATTCCGGTCTTATATTACCTGTACTATCTTCTACATAGGAGTTGCCGTAGGCTTCCACCGTTGCACTGTCGTAGGCTTTCACCGTTGCACTGCCGTAGGCTTCCACCGTTGCACTGTCGTAGGCTTCCACCGTTGCACTGTCGTAGGCTTCCACCGTTGCACTGTCGTAGGCTTCCACCGTTGCACTGTCGTAGGCTTCCACCGTTGCACTGCCGTAGGCTTTCACCGTTGCACTGCCGCAGGCTTCCACCGTTGCACTGCCGTAGGCTTTCACCGTTGCACTGCCGTAGGCTTTCACCGTTGCACTGCCGCAGGCAAATGAGGCTGTTCTAACCTCGTGGGTATTCTTGGTATAAATACCAGCTTGAGATAATTCTTCTTCTGTGAAGTTATCTTCCAAATATTCAGCATCGATAATTTTTGCATCCCTCAAAACCCAAAACCAATTTTCAGTAATGACTTTTAGCAGGTCGGCTTTCGTATTGCTTCTTAGACCCATTGCGTAGCCGGATTGGCATGCGCCAGCATTTTTGGCGCGGATCAAGAGTTCTTCTTTTAATTTTTCAAATGTTTTCATATGATTGTTATTAATTGGTTTCAATAAAAAAACCGGACTATCTTCACAGACCGCCCGGCTACGACTAAACAAATACTTCATCTGTAGTGAAGATGTTGCGACACCCGGACTCGAACCGGGACGAGTTGTCAAGCTCCACACATCTAAGGTTTGACATTCCTATCATAGAGTGCTGCGTCTACCATTCCGCCATGTCGCAGTGTTTCCCGACCAGCACGTGGACGGGACTGTTTACATTAAAAAGCTATCATGAATTATTCACCCTTACAGGCTTTGTTCCCCTGAACCAATTCGATTGGCAACATCACGTTATTATCAGGGGATTTTCTTAATTTTGTGTCGCCAAACTAAAAATTAAGAAATATGGATTTATCAGAATTAATCAAATGCTACAATATGGAGCATAAGTCTTTGTTTACCGCTTTTGCGGTATCGTTCCCCGTCTTATTTACTGTCTTGTATCTGTACATACCCGAGTTTGCCAACTTGGAGTTTTATGAACAGGTTGTTTTCTCAGCCACTGCATCTATCTTTTGCGTGTATATATCGTACCTTTTTACCGTTATTGTATATAGAGCGGGAAGGGAACGGTACAGAAGAGGACATTTACCTTTGCTTATCTGCACCCTTGCCGCTTCCTTTTGGCTAATTGTCTTTCCTAACAATTATGGTCTTGGGTATAGATATGTGATATACGTTTTTTCCGATGTGTACATCTATTTCTATGGAATCCTTGCACTCGGCGCTTCGGTTATCGGTATCTTTAGGCTTTTTCCCCATCGAACCAAAAATCTCAAGAAACGAATAGAAAAGACTGAGACCAAAGAAAACGATGACAAGTAGCGCTCCGGAAGATAATATATTCTCCATTGTCGTTATAATTTAATTCGTTCCCGTGAGCGTTCCGATGGTTGCCTTACTACTCTCAAGCATCTATTGAGAGCCACGGGAATTATTTATTCTATTTTTTTGAACCGTTTATACCACGGCGAGCTGTTATGATACTCTATATCTCTTTCCAGTTCTTTTACCTTTCTGTTAAGAGCATTAATCATATCTTTCACTCCTTCCGGAAGGTCATTTTGGGAATATATCCAATAGTCATATGATAACTTATTGCCCAGATAGGAACTACTAAATGTTTCCTGTTTCACCACGCCATATACATCTTTTTTCAAAGCGGATACTAATCTGATTAAAGACTCTCTATCAATTGTATATTTACCGTTTATTTCATATGAATCCGGCATTTCTCCATTGACAATCTGAACATTGTCAATGTAAAAGGAAAGGTTCTTTCCGTCAAAAGTAACTTCTCTGTCTCTCATATTAATTTCAATATTAAGTATAAGCGCTCCCTTCAACGCAACAATACGTGTTTGGCTTTTCAGCGTGCCCGAATTTGACGGGAAGGGATTATATATAATAAGCGTGTACGGGCGCCTTTCATTACCACCGCATACTTTATACCGATTTAAGACTGTATCGGACGCCTATGTTGTCTTTATGACCTTTGTTTCTTGCGATACGGGCGCCCAAACCGCATACTCTTTACCGTAGGACATTTCGGTGCGAAGAAACAATCACGATAACCAAGCCTATACGGAGTCACCGCGTTTCCGCTATCCGTAATCCTCGGTTATATTGAAATAAGTCTAAATATCAGATACTTAAACCTTATTTCACATTCAATACGTCAAAGAACTATGTATTTTGCTCCCTCTGCACGACTCGAACGTGCGACCTTCGCTAACCGGAAATTACCGGATACTAAACCTTCGAACAAGTAACCATAGCGATGCTCTGCCTGGCTGAGCTAAGAGGAAGGAGCGTTGTTCACACAACGCGGTTTCTTTCTATGAACCTTTCAATGCTTTTCAAGTCGTACCAAATGGTACGTTTGTTATATTGGGAAAATGATATTTCGGCATTGTTCCTTAGTTTTTCCAACAGTTTATCACTGCATCCTAAGTATGCCATTGCTTCCTTAGCGGAAAGCCATAGTTTGTTGACCGGCTCTACCTTTCCTACAGATTTCGTTCTTCCCATAACCTACCAACTTAGACTGTCGTAATATTCTTTGTTATTTAAATAAGTCTTTACGATTTGAGTATCGCTACAACCTTCGCCGAGAGAATCTACAATAACATTGTAAGCCGTTTCCGTCATGTTGTATATGACTTCCTGATTATAATCTGATTTACCTACGATGCCGAGAAGGAATAAGAAGCCGATAAATCCTATTGCAAACATGGCTGTCTGTTTTGATATTCTGTTGATATTCATAATGATATTATTTAAGTCGTTTTACTATCAACCCTTCAGGGCAGCTTGTCGAATAAAAGCTATATCCGTTTTTAGATAGTCTGGACATGGTAGAGCGGGCTACATTGGGTTTTATATGCTTGTCCTTTATAATCACTGTGTCACCGACTTTTATACTTTTTAATGTGTCGGATGGAGATATTTTCTTTACTGCTATTGTCTTGATGTCATTCATATTTATGTGCTAATTGTATTAATCACCCACGAAACAAGAGCCAAAACGTCCTCTGTTGTTAGAAGTATAATAGACGGAAGCCGGAACATTGAAATTATCATAGGCGCTTCTTTTTGCCGGCTTATAGCCTTCATTCTCCTTTCTCAATCTATTAGTGAACGCTTTATCGTCAGCAGACTTATAGTCTACCATATTGGCTATTTCCTCTTTTACGCGGACAGAAAACTTTGCCATCTTCCAGGACTTTTTCAAACTTTCAGACCAGGTGTATTTTCCGGTCTTGTAGAAGTTGTGAGCCTTTTTCATTATGTCTGATAAATCGTACTTCATATTTGCTTTCTTTATTTATTTTCTTATCTTTGTATTTACTTTAAAAAGTAACGTTGTTGATTAACAACAGTGCAAAGATACTATCTATTTTAGAAAGCACAAAGAAATACTTTCTTTTTTAGTTAGTATTTTATATGTTATAAAACATGTTTTATATAAAACTCTGATTAATATATTGTTATGGTTGAGTTTAGGACAGCATCGAAGGGGAGAAAGGAGTATCCTAAGGTAATAATGCCGGAGGAAAAGGATAAAATAGTGCATGAACTTCTTAATAAAGAAGGAAATGGTTTTTATTTTGAATATAAAAATGTCCCAAGTCTTAATATCAGTATGGTGCAATTTGAAAAAGTGATGATTGAACTTGAAGACATGGGGATGCTTAAAATTGAAGGTTATAAGAATGGCGGTAAAATATATCTTAATTCAAAATTGGATACATTCTACCGCTATGGGGGATTTAAGATGCAAGACAAAATACTTTCAAATGATTTGGAGAGACTAAAACTTGAACTTGAATCTCTTAAAAAAACGGTGGAGCCACCCGTTTCGGAGAAAGTAAAAACCATCACTGAAATTGCGGCATCTATTACATCTGCATTGGCTTTTGCTTTCGGGAGGGTACAGCCCTAAATGTTTTTCAAGATACGTAATAGGTGATTCTTTTTCACTGTCGCTGCTAATTTCATGCAGTGAATGAAATATTACTTCACCGTCTTCGGCGTTTGTAACGGTTCTCTCTACATTAAGGCTGTTTTTTCCCTCAACGTATCTACGGGAAATTGTAATTGTGTAATTAGGTTCATTTTTCATAATTCGTTCTTTGAAATGTTGTACAATCGGTTAATTGATAATATAATTTTATGGATAAAAATTTGATTTTGATGTGCAAATCTGCTACCGAATACATTATTAGGAACAAAAGCATTTCCCAAAAGAAGTGCGAAGAATTATTTGGTAGTAGTGGTACAGTAGTTTTTGAGAAGCTAAAAAGTTTAGGAGCAGGCAAAAATATTGGATACGGAGATTTGCAAGTCACCCAAGAAGCCAAACGGCTTATTGATACTAAACACTTTGACAACCTAATAGAACAGATTGAAAGAGATGAATATGATAGGAACTTGTCAAATAAAAGCAAGAAAGCCACCATAAAATCCGTTCGTATAGCAAAAATAGCTTTGATTTTGTCTATATTTTCGATGACCGGGTGGCCGCAAATGTTTTTTAAATGGCTATGGTCTATCATTCTTAAATCCGTTTATTAGCTTATTTGCAAACTCATGAATAAAGTCTTTTGTATTTAAGAGATTTTTTTTGAACTCATCGTGAAAAACTTTTTCCCCGTTTAAAAATATATCTCTTGAATACAAATCAGAATCTTCATCTACTGACATTATAATTTCAATCTTTGTTATTTTCTTCATTGCTATATAATTTATTAATTGATATAAAACAGTAATACTTGCCCGATTTCTATAATCTGTTGCCATAACATGAGAAAGGAAATCGCCTGACGGATAAGGCTGAGATTATCCAATGTTTAACATTATAATTAACGCTTATGGCAAGAATTACTGTAAGGGTCAAAACCACAACCAGGATTAAAATCCGGCGGACTGTAATTAGGGTTCGCAGAGGTTAAGACCCAAAGGGGTGGCAGACCATTGCTGCCCCTTTAAATATTCATCGTCCTTTTCCTACTCTTGTTTTAGGGAGATTGTATTTGTTTATAATCTCCTCATACGCAGAATAGGCTAAAGAGTCAACGTGCTCGTTGTATTCATTGCCGCTGTGTCCCTTTACCCAAACAAAACATATCTCATGGAGTGATGCGGCGCAATGATGATAGAGGTTTATTAAGTCTAAGTTCTTTTTGGGTTTCTTGCAGTTCGTAAAGCTCGTTATACAATATTGAGAATCTGTGTATACCGGTTAATGTAGCCCCTTTTGGAACAGATTTTACGGCACTTATTATTGCAAGCATTTCCATACGGTTATTCGTAGTGCCAACAAATCCTTTTTTGGATTCCTTTATTATTATACCGTCTTTAAGTATTATATAGGCTGACCCACCTTCTCCATAAGGAGAAAGATTGTCACAACTTCCGTCTGTATATGCTTCATATTTAAGACTTACTTTTTCCATTGTAATTATATTAATATTAAGTTTATAGTTATAATGAATATATAGTTTATAATAAGTTATATAACTTAATAAATAATAACCTGCTTTGATTTGAGGTAGGGGAATTGAGCGAATCATCCCCTTACCCGTAGAGAGCGTTTTTCTCTCTTGCGGTTTTGGGAATGATTCAAGAGAATGAGCCCGTCATCTCGGCTTTTTCGTCTCGGCTCTGAATTGGGTGCTTCCAATCTCGGCTTTCAGCTTTTACAGAGTTGGTTATCTCGTAACCTGCACCTGCGCACCAGTCTGCTTATTTCAATCGACTGCCTTCTTTCGTGCATCCCCTCACGGGCTTTCACCGTGAAGCTTCGGAAGGTTGTTTTAAATCTGTTATTGGTCGAACGTATTTTCCCCGATAGCCCTCCGCAGTAGCTCGTAAAGCGGAAACAATAACCGATTGTACTTTATAAAATAAAAAAATCCGTTGCTAAAGTAGAGAGGCAACGGATTTCCATATAGAAAAGCCCACGTTAGGGCGATTGTTTAATCATGTGTCTGTTGCCGCTCTACTTGCAACGGATGCAAAGATACTATCTAAAATGGAAAGTAAAAATAAAAACGAAGCAAATCTTAGTGATTTAACAAAAAGATTTCTAGAAGAAGTCGAAAGGATGGGAGTATCTTTCTATAATATAGCGAAGAGCACTGGGGTTAAAGAGGCTATGTTCACTAAAATAAAAAGGGGGATACAAGAGCCAAGCAAGAAGTTCTTATCTAAGTTTGCAGAATGTTTTCCAGATGCAAATATGAAATATATCTATTTGGGCAATGAAAAAAATAATGCCGAACATGATATTAATAATGAAGCGTTTAACGATTATACTTATCGTTTTTTAGAGACGATAGAAAAGTTGGAACTTACCGATTATAAGGTGTGGAACACTTTAGAAAATTTATCAAAGGCCACCATGTCTAAAATAAGACGTGGAATATGCGGTGTGTCTATGAACACGTTGCAAGAGTTTTGTCAAATGTATAAAGTCAACGCCAACTACATCCTCACCGGCAAAGGTCCAATGTTTCTTGACAATGAAACTTCACATTCGTCTTTGTCTGAAAAAGATGTAGAAGATTTGCCATCTCCGGAAACTGCTGAATACTGGAAGCGAATGTATGAAACGACAGTAGTCATGTATGAAGCGCAATTTGAGGATTTACAAAGGCGATTTAACGCTCTGAACAAATCTGTGGAAGAAATACAAGACCTATTTAGTGTGAGAAGAAAGGCTGTTTAATATATATGTTTACAAACATGTTTTGAAATAAAACTTTTTCAATATAAAATTTGTTGATATTTTATTTCGACAAGACACAATTTATTAATTTGAAATATAATGAATGAAAATGTAAATCTAATGATGAAGCACATGCTCCGTCTTGCAGAAGCGTATGAAAAATTACTTAAAGAAGTTGTACAACTGAGACAAGAAGTCGCAATACTGAAAGGCGGAAAGGTAAAGGAAAAGAAAATTTATAATATGAAGATTTTAGGCAGTCAGGTTGGCGGAAGTTGATACAAAAAGCGGAAATGTGCTTCATCATTTGGTTTATGTAAAATAAGATATATATTGATTTACGGTATATAATAGATTGGGCGAAAATCCAAAGGAGTTTCTATCACGTGTCCGAACAGTGGAAAGAGTATAAAAATAAAGGTGGATTGATTGACCGTTTGGAATATTTGCTTACCTTTGTATAAAATATAATTTATGCCTGAAATATGTAGATTTTTTGGAATTATCGTAAGCCTTTATTGGAGAGACCACAATCCCCCTCATATTCACTTTACTTATGGTAATTATGAATGCTCCATTAGCGTCTTGGACAGAATTGTAGACGGACAAGCACCGGCAAAGGTAATTGCCAAAGTTAACCAATGGATGGATTTGCATGAAACGGAAATCCTTACTTTGTGGGAAAAGGCTCAAAAAGGGGATAAACTGAATAAAATAGAACCTTTAAAATAGATGCTTATGTTACGAGTAGTAGATGTAGATTATATCAAAGATTATGAGCTTCTTGTAACGTTCAGTGACGGAAGCAAAAAAAAGGTTGATTTAAAACCATACCTTACAGGAGAAGTGTTTGGGGAATTGTTGGATAAGGATAAGTTCATCCAATACGGATTGACGCACACAACTATAGAATGGGCAAATGGGGCAGATTTAGCTCCGGAGTTTTTACATGAGATTGGAACGGCTGCATAAGTTTGTAATATAACACGCAGTAATCTTGTTATGCAAATTGTATGCAAATTATTTTTGTATGTAAAATAAATATTTGATATATAGTATTATAGATGCACTAAAAAAGAGCTTCCCAAGCT